GAAAATTCTCCATTATACTTAGGCTGTTCTTGTCCATGTAGATTAGTATTCACTACTATTCCATCTGCTGTCTGTATTTGATCGTAGTACCCTGTAACTAAGTCTCCTGTAGGTCTTCTAAATGTACCTCCATCTCCTCCCTCTATAAATGCTGTATCAATTGAACCACTGTATTCTGGTCTTGAACCTGAGAGTATTACTGATTTAGCTTTTGATCTCCCTAATACGTGTGGTTTAATTATAATACCTGTATCAGCTACTGCTCTAGCAGGAATAAAATCTTTAACCATTTTAAAGATTGTATTATCAAAAAACTTAATCAATCTAACAAAATCCTGCACCTCATAAGAACCGGATGCTTGAGAACCGCTTAGTATTTGTCTTGTTACTTCTGATAAACTAAGTTGAGATATTCCGGTTGGAGTATAGTTATAATACGTGTCAGATGTTAGATTTCTCGGATCTCCTATGTAATCATCTATAGTAAAATTTGCTAAAGAAGCTGTTGCTCTTGAAGCGGAGATAATGTAATTATCGATATTATCTGTTGGTGAGAATCCTACTTCTATTGGATGTAAATCATCTGTGTATTTATCATCTCTTTTTACGATAGATACGTAGTTTGAAAGGGTACTCCCTGTCACTATGCTACCGGTATTATCTAAACGTATCTTATCTAAAGAACTTGTATAATAACGATAGTCACCGTAGAATGGTCTTTCATTTCTGTTCCTTCCTCCGTATAATTTTATTTGTAAAATATCTTGAGGAATACCGAAACAGTTAATCAAAGCTCTTAAACCTCTTTCAGTTCCTTTTGAACTTAAAAGTAAAGGTAGGTTGTGATAAACTCTTTTATACACCTCTTTTTGGTAAGTATCAAAAGAAGATGGTTCAATAGAAGCATTTGAACCTGTATAGGAACCTGTGATGTAATTCGTAATCTGTTCACTACCTGATTGATATCCTTGACCTATTATTGTTGTAAATAAATCCTGTATAGATTTATTTGATGTATATAACTGTACTCCAAAGTTCTTTAAAGCTTCAGCAACTAAATCTCTTGAAATACCAAAATCAAGTCTATTATCTGCATCGTATTTATCTGATACTGCTTTTCCGTATAGCCATAGGTTGTCAAAGTGTTGACCTATCATATGAATAAATGTCAAATAATTTTCATTATTTGCATCATCTCTTAAATAAGTAGGTATTGTATTTACTAGTAAATTATTATTAGTACTATCAAAATATGCAGCATTATTTGCTTGGTTGGGATACCATGCTGTAACTGCCGGGTTTGGTGTATTTGTTCCTGGTAGGTTACTTTGAGCGTTTGTGTATGGTTTAGTATTGTTTGTTTTTGGCCAAGAATTACTACCTGAGTTGTAATATAAGTATCTTTCGTAATGATCAAAATTACTTACAACTCCTTGTATTAATCCGGTGTAATAGGATGTACTTCCTGATGTACCTGCTAGGGTTGGAGATGCAGTTGATAGACTTGATAAACTTGCGGAATACCCTGTGATTAAATCTAATTTGTATTTAAAGTTAATTAATCTTTCTTGTGCAGAAGAAAAATGTACGAAATTACCATAACCTGTATAATCAATACTGATTTCTATTCCTTTTTCGTTAAATACAGAATATATTTGACTATTACTATTATTTACTGGATAGCTAAATAGGTCGTTGTAGTTTAGATATTGAGAAGGTACTACACTGTTGTCTTGTACATCTATGTTAAAGTTAGCAGACCTAAGAGTTGGGGGAGTAAATACTTGCACAGGAGTCTGTGCTGCTACTTCATAAGATACAGAATCAGAAATCACCTCTACTATACTTAATGTACTCCCTATATCGTAAGTGTTAGGGAGTGGTTCGTACAGTTTTACAGTAACTGCTGTCTGGCTATTGTACTCAATAGTTCCAATATTAATTCCAATAAACAAGTCGTTATCTCCAAAATTTAATCTAAATCCATCAAAGTAAGACTGTCCAACTAAGCTCTGTGCTAGTAGTATTGCAATCTCTTCTACTGTGTTGTTATCTAGCGTTGATGGTAGTAGTCTTACCTCTGTTCTGTCGTCAGATATTCCGTTGATAAAGAATTCGGCAGTTGATTTATCTGAGGTAAATAAATCGTTTATAAAATGGTACAGTAAGTTTACACCTCCGTTTGGATACCCGTATGCAATACTATCTTTAATAGGATCAATAGTTAAGCTAGAAGCTCCTAATTTACCTGCAGATTGTGCATTTCCTAAAAATGTATAGTTACTATAATTCCTTTCACTTTCTAATAGATCACCTGCTAGAGAGTAGATATGTAATTCTGTAAAATGCTTTTGTGGATCAAATAAGTTATTGATCTTAAAAGATTCAATTAGATTTTTATCTACTTCTGAATACTGTTCAAATCCTGTTATATCTCCTGGAAAGCTATCGGTAAGTGTATATGTTGTATCTGCCATTTATTATATTCCTGTTTCTAGGGAAAGTACTTGCTGATTTAAGGCAAGATTCTCTCCTCGTAATTGTGCTATTTCATCTAATAGCGGTTGAATATCTTGTGTAACTGCATCAAAATTTAATAACTCTGAACTCTTTTTTACTAAGTATTGATGTGAGTTTGTTTCTCCTAATACATCTACGACATAGTATAGTTCTTCATAAAGTCTAAAAAAAGTTAATACATCGTCTGTATTATCTACCGGAGGGAGTACAAAAGTATTAAAGCTTCGATCAACTACCTTGCTAAAGGTATTATTATCGAAGACAGTTTTTTTTATTTCTATACTCTTATCCATTTCTTACTACTTTAAATATATTTTGGTTGTCTACTACTGTAGTGCTCCCATCTAAAGTCGTTTTTACTAATATACGATAATATCTCTCGGGTTGCAACCCATCCATATACACATCGAAGAATGATCCGTTTGTATCACAACTTACTTTTGTAAATTCAGTGTCAAAATCAACAACCATCTCTTCTGTATTTTCATCTCTTAATCCCCAGTACGAAGATGAAGGTAGGGCGTAATTTGTCAGGTATGCAGAAGATGTTGTAAATGATCTAACTGGATATTTAGGTCTTGCAGAAAGTCTAAATCTTTGTTTTCCATTATCAACATACTTTCCTTTATTATTTGTAAGGTTAATAATTGAAATACTATTTGAAAGAACTGATAGAGAACCTGTACTATAGGTACTATCATCCCATTTGAATTCTAAGAACGGTGGGTAAATGGTATTCGTATCTACGCCATAGTATTTAAGTCGGATAGAGGATGTAGTATTATATTCAAGACTAGTAGGGAGTTTTAGTATAAACCCGTTATTAACTATTGTACCACTGATAAATAGTTGAATAGCTCTCGTTACGTTTATATTTACATCGTTTGTAGAATTTAAAGTATGTGATTGAGTAAATTCTAAATTTACTCCATTTGATCCTGTATACCAATTTCCTCCTCCTGCTGTTGATCCTGTCTTATAAGAACCTGTTGTATTTGCAGCAAATCCTGTAGTTGTCCAAGCTCCTGCTTCTCCTGCTAATTTGTATTGCCAAGAAACTCCTGTAGTGTTTATAGGAGTATCTCCAAATTTACCTACTCCATTATCCCATGCTCCATATACCGGATATGCATAAAGGGTGTAATCGACTGGGACTTCGTAGGCATCTGCTAGGTATAAGTTTAAACTTGCACTGTATCCTACTGCTCCTATTTTATTAGCAATTACTTCTTGAATCTCAGAGGTTCTATATTGAACAAGTATTCGGTTTGTTTCTCCTGTACCCGTGATGTCGGAGTACCCTCCTATTTCAATTATCTCATCCTTTCCAGTATTACCTGTTGGAACTTCTGTTGATATAAATGCATCTTTCTCGGGAAATATTCTGTATACTGCCATGTTATAGAGTTGTTATTCTTCCTTTAATATCTGTGTCTGGGAATTTTACTTCGAAAATCATAGGATCATATGAAGGATATACTATGTTATTTCTAGTTGCTCCTTCTATATCGTATGCATACCTTGAGTAAGACCCTCCTACTTTATTTGCTATTTGCACTTTCTGTACTGTCTGAACTCCTTTTTCTTGATCAAGTAATGTATAAAGACTTGATATATTAATAGGTTGGTTGATGTTCCATTTATTTATATCAAAATAATCTCTTATTAAATTAGTACAAGCAAGTAATACGTCTCTTCCTTGATAGTTAGGTTTAACTATTATATCAAAAGCAACTTCAATATTTACTATAAATGCATCTTTTATATCAAGTGCATCTGTTAACATCATATAATTTGCTAAATACTGTCTTAAGTTACTCTTTAAATTAGTAGAAGGCTGTATTAACTTATTGTTATTATCAAAAGCTAAAGTATACATTGATAGAGATAGTGGATTACTGTCTATAATACTATCTGTAGAAGAATTAGGGTTTGTTAATTGATCTTGTGCAGAATATATTTTAGCAATTGATCCATATTTTGTAGGCATAGATAAAGCTCTAATTGCATAATCTTGTAAAGTAACTGCTCTATTTTGTTCATTAAAGGCTCTTAAAGTATTTTGTCTTAACTCTTCAATAGTATCTCCATCCCTACCTCCAGTAGCAGGTTGTGGATTGTTAAATGTCAGTGTTGCAGATCTATCTGCTCCTCCTCCTGGTGTTGAAGTAGTTGGAGGTACTATTGGGGTTGTGATAGTATTGGAAGGTACATTAGCAACTGCTCCGCCTCCTACTAAGTATGTAATAGTTAAGGTTGTATTTTGTGGAGCTAATCCATAAGTCTGTGTATATAGGAAGTTACTTGGATCATAAGCGTACTTTAACCTACTTGTAACACTACTTAGTCCCATTCCCACATTTGTTGGATTAGGTGTAATAATAGAGTCATCTTGACTTGCAACTCCTGATCCAAATTGAATTTGTAATTCTCCTGTAGATGTAAATCTTGTTACAAATCTCCTAGGAACTTTTTGAAGTGATAATAAATTTGGAACTAATCCTGCATCTGAAAGAGTACTAGGAGTGTCAACAAACACTGTTTCCTGTCCTAAAAAGGGAACTTCTGTCCAGGTGTTTCCATTACTATCTATTACCGATAGTATTCCTTGTATATTAGTATCTGCAATTGAAATTGTTTTAAATTTCTCTACAGATCCTATGGCTTGTGTAACTGTTTTTACTTCTCCTGAGAATGCTTTTACGGTTTTTGATATACCGTATTTGTTAGGATTTCCTCCTAATAGTGAATCTATATAAATATTTGTAGGATCATAAGAACTTGAAAAAGTAAAGTCAACAGGTTTGTCAATAATAAAATCCACATTTCCTACGGTTGATGATTTTAATTTTGTATTTGAACCTAATCTTAGTGCTTGAGTCCAATCAGGTTCATAACTAGCACCTGTTGCATCTATAAGTTGTGATACCTCTATATCAACTTGAGAGGCAGCAATAATCTTAGGGGTATACCCCATCATATAAGCTAAATTGTATAGGTTTGATGGGTTTTTAGCATACTGTAAGTATGTTTCTTGTAATTGTGTATCTTGATAGAAAGCTAAAACATCTCCTACATAAGCAGCCATCTCTATAAACATCATACCAGGTGATGTAGGGGAGAAGTCGTTATAGGTATCTGGGAAGTAGTTTTTAGCATACTCTATAAGTTGTGTTCTAAAGTCTGTAAATTCCCTGTTTACATATTTTATATCTCTATCTTGAATCATTATTGTTGGAAATTAATTGATAATTGATCTTGTATATTGGTCATCCTAACGTTATATTTTAATGAAATAGTTATAGTCTGTGAGTCTATGTCTTCTGCTACTTGTAGATTCTGTATATTTATATTCGGAAACCACTGAGCTACTCCTGATCTTATTACGGTTTTTATCTCATCTTTCTTATCCTCTGTCATCTGATCAAAAAGAAGAGCTCTTAATCCAGCTCCTAGGTTTGGATTTAAAAATCTTTCAGATGTACCAGTTAAAAAGTAATTAATTAAGTTAGATTTTAATGCATCTTGTGTTGTGAATGTCGTGTTAAATACACTGTTGGAAGAAAATGGCAATCCTACCCCTACACCTACGCTAGGTTGTTGATCTAAGGGGTTTATTTGTTGTACTTGAAATGCCATTATGCTCCGAATCTTTCTTTATCTTTCCTTACTGACGCCTTATACACATCTCCTGCTCTCATCATAAAATCAAACTGAGATATATCTAATCCTGGTTCTGGACCTTGTCTGAATTGCTCTACTGGATTCATTCCTAATCCAGGTGCTTGAACCATGTTAGAAGTTGCACTTACTGGGTTTTGGTACTCTCCTTGAGTCATTGAGTACTTTGTTTCATTCATTAAATCTGCTATAGGGTCTCCTGTAGGAATAGGTTTTGCTACTGTAGGTTTATATTCTGCATACTTTGTTACAGTCTGTTTAGCTACCTGTACTGGTTTTGCATCCTCAGAAAGAATTGACTCTAACTCTTCACGAACTGCTTCCTTTACTGCTTCTTTAATTAATTTTTTTAATAAATCTAACTTCATATTAATAAATAGTTATGTTATACTAATTGTTTATCTATTTGAAATTTAACTTCATCTAATAATACTTGTGTTGAAGAACTAAAAGATGATTGTCCAATTAACTTGATATTACCCCTAACATCCTTAGCAATTGCATACCTTCTAGGGGCTATTTTAGGAGAGTTGGGATCTTGTATTATCTCCAGGGTATACCCTTTGTATAGGTATTCTGGGTTAGGTGTTCCTTCTGAGCCGGTATTACCCTGTGGTTGTGCTGTTTCAAGTAATGCTGCTGAATCTGGACTATTTGATGAGCATTGTGCTACTTTTATATCGATAGATTGAAGTCTTTCTTTCAAAGTGTTTATAGGAACAGATACAGATGTTACTATAGAACTAACAGCTTTTACGTCAGCTTCTAGTACATCTATAATTGTTGTTAATAAGTTTATTGCTTTACTAAATCTATTTAATACACTCATAGGTACCCCTACTCCTCCAGTCATTGGTGGTATAATAGCAGTAGGTATAGGAATGCTTGTTATTACCTGTACTGCTGCTTTCCCTGCTGATATAGCAGGCTGTAAAGAGTTCACGATTGGTTTTATTGCATCTACTCTTTTCTGAAAGGCATTTATTGTATTTAGTAAGTTATTTCTAGTTGACATAATCCTTTTCATACGTTCTTGATTAGGGCATCCGTTTGCAAACTCCTTAAGAAGTTCTAATACCTTTTTCTGAATGGTAGATCGTAATTTTCCTTGAAGAGGTCCTATTTGGCTTGAAACTATTTTACTTATTTGAGATTTTATTGCCATTATTCAATAAATATTTTAGTAGATTTCATTTGACTTACTAATCTTCGTAGTACATCACAAGTATCTGTAACACAATACCCTTCCGTATTTAGTGATGCAATTGGACCTCCTGTCTGTGCTTCTGCTGTCTTCATTGCTTGTCCTATATTTTGAAGTGTATCTAACATAATACTAAGGAAATTATCTAATTGATTACCTAATACAGCAGGTTCTCTTACTCCTTTTGGGGAAGTTCTTGCTTTTGTACCTAGATATATTTCTTTTGCATCTAAACAAAGATACTCTGTTCCGTCTAAGTTTACTGTATTTGCATTTAACCCTACAGAATCTTTAGCAGAAATTAAAACACTCTCTTCTTTTGCGTTAACAAAGACCCTTCCTGCATTTAACAATACTTGGTTACCTTTATATTGATCTGGTGATTTTGGCGGTGTATTGTAAGAATCTCTCTTAGTATTTACCGGTATTAACGGTACTTTGTGGTTTGATACGAAATAGAGAGAATTAGCATCTTTGTTAATATCCTCTACTATGTAATCTACCCCGCTAGTAGTTTTTATTTGACCATTACTTATTAATAGGTATGGTAGTCCGTTATTTAATTTATCTACTAATGTATTTAGTGGTGCAGTACTTCCTCCTATCCTAATGGACTGCCCTTGCCTTCCTTCTATTAAAATATCCCCTGGGAAGGGGTATAGTGGGTTTATATCATTTAGCTCTTGAAATCCTAATCCTAAGTATTTGCTTTTATTATACCCGGGATCTGGTAATGCATTATGATTAGGGGAACCCCAAAGATTTACTATATCTTTATAGTAGACTGCTTTATCGGATACATTAGATTGAATATCAGAAGTAGGTGTTTCATATAGAGAAACTATTTCATTTAATACCGGTAGTTGTTTAATTCCTAAAGAGAAGGGTAGGGCAGGTTTTGGTTCCCCTCTGCTATCTCCTTTAAAGTCTAATGGTATATACTTTATAGTTCCTATAGGTAGTTCATTTCCTGAAGCGTCTAGGAAAGGTCTAGATTCATCTAACTTTACATCAACCACTTTCCCGTACTGTACACTATTTCCCGAAGAAGCTGCTGTACCTGTACTCCCTGCAATTGATGCTACCTGACTACTTAATCCATAGTTTGATCCTAGCATTACTTTTCGTCTTTTTTATCTAACTGTTTTCCTAGTTCTTCACTCTGTTCCATCAGCTTTGCAAGTTCTTCTGGATTAAAAAAGTCTGCTTCAGATGTTTTTCCTCCTCCTTCTAGTCTTTGAACAAGAGCTACCATTTTAATAAGATGCTCATCATTCTTTACTCCAACCTCTAAATACTCTTTTATCATAGGAACAACTAAAGTAGCATCTCCTATGTTCTCAACAAGTGGTTTTAACTCTCCTATAAGAGCGTTAATCTGTTTTTCTTTATTCTTAGAATTGTCGTAGATTTCTTTTAAAACATCAGAAACTGTTTTTTTTCCAAATATTGTTGTCTCTAATCCCATAGTCTATTTATTATATAAATATCTGAAGATATGTTATTGTATAGTAAAGCCTGCGTCTTGGTAGGATCTGTATATTTTATAAAACTCTTCTTTAAGTTTGGAGATTACTTTGGTAAGTGTAGGTGTTTCGCAGTCAGTCATCTCTCTTATGTATATGTACAGAGCTTTCTTTCTAAAGATTTCTAAATCATGTCTAGTTTTAAATAAGGTAAGAATAGCGTCTGCTACTTTTTGATCTTGTTCTTTTGGGAAAAGTTCTTCTATGTTTTCGTAACTATTTTCTACGAAAAGGTTTACAATTATCGCTAGAGTTACTTTTCTTTCTGAATTTGGAACTCCCTCTACTTCATAAGAATCTTCCATTTCATCAAAAGATCCTACTTGTTTCAGTTTTTTATAATTACGATTATTGTAATTTATAAGCCATCTCTTAACTATTGTTTGAAAGTATGAAAATGCTTTAGCACCGTTAGTAGCATCAAACCTGTGAAGTTTCTCCTCAACGAGCATACTAACTACATCTAGCTTTAAATCCTCGATACTATCTACATCTAGGTAGTAGAACTTAAAAGTATGTATAATATTCTCTGCTAGCTTATAAAGAGGGTGGTATATTTCTTTTTTAAATACCGTATCACGGTAAATAGGGTCAGAGGATGCGTTATATCTTACGATTGCATCCTCTGTCTCTTGTGTAAAATAGTAATTATCTTTATTTTGTGGCTTTGCCATAGTCTTCTGGGAGACGGTAGGCATTTATAGTTTCCTGTATTTCTTTCATAAAATTGAAGAAGACTCCAACTTCATCATCTGACCTAAATGCACCTTTCTCATCTAATTGTTCAACATAAATTTTTGATTCACTAATAAGATACGAAACATTTCTAAGGTAACCTACTTGGTATTCCAAGATCTCTTCTTGCTTAATTACTTTACGGTTTAAATTGTACACTATATACCCTAACCCTAAAATTACTATCGCTAATATTACTAATAAGATCTCCATTTTTTAAATATTTTTTACTAAATTCATTAATCCTTCTGAAGCATTAACTGTTTTCCCTGTACTCGATTTAGTTTTCTCTGCTTTATTTTCTGTAGAACCTCCTGAGGATTTCCAATTATCGTACTCTATTTTAGAGGCTAGGAAATCTGCATTATGGAGAATATATACTAAATTAGTTTTAAATTTAGCATCAGGACTAAAAGACATATAGTAAGGTTTATTTACATCATCATATAATCCATCATGTAATTTAATAGCTAAGAACTCTCTCTCAGTTAAAGGTATCCCGTATTGTTGTAGGGTAAAAAGAGATCGATCTTGGATAAGCATGAAAGTTAAATCCTTATTAGG